AGATGATCTCGTCCTGTGTACCTTAATGTTTCAAATGGATTTTGTTTTGTAGCCATGTATGTTTAACTCATCTTCAGTGAGAACGACAAACTTCCACTTTCGATCTTCGCAAAATTCTCTTGCAGCTTTCCATTTTGCTTGATTAACTCCATATGTAAAAACTTCTTCTAAGAATTGTTTGGTTACTTTTTTCGGTTTAGTTGGTTCTTGTGTAAATTTTTTAGGTTTTATTTCTACAAGATATTTTTCTACATTTCCTGTCTTATCTTTTATTTTGATATAGAAGTCAACAAAGTATCGATGAACTCTTTTGTCTACAGGGGAGACATAAGGAATCACAGCAATTTCAGATCCCCATTCTAAAATTGCATCGGTTGTGTCACACCAATTCATAAACTTAAGCTCCCAACTGCTACGATATACAACATTATTGTAATCGCCGCGATACTTTTGTGGACGCTTAACTTTATATTTTCCCTTATAAGTTTCTTTATACACGATAAATAATTCAATTATAACACGAGTATTTATAACGCCATGATAGATCGTAAGCTACTATTAGATAGAATAGATAAAGAAGCTATTTTGGGCAAGTCTCTTGCAGGTGAAGAGACCCGAAATCCAAAAAGCATATCTCGAGATTCATCAGGTGTTTATAATGTAAATCAGTTTACATATCCTGAAGATTTAACGCAAAGAGCAGATTTACAACATTACATAGTTTTTTATATAAACATTCGTGGGAAAAGCAAATTTAAACCCGAAAGAACAGTGAATGTTGATGTAAGTAGTGTAGGGCAAAATAGAACACAAATTGGCACTCAAGCTAATCAGGCACAAGTAGGTGCAGCGATTGGTACAGGGGCAGCAGCGGGAGCAGCAATTGACAGTGCAAGTTCAAGTGTTTCAAATGCTGTTCCGACATCTTTAAGAGGTAAATTAACATCTAAAATTGCATCAGTTGCCTCAAAGGTAGGAACAGGTGCATCCGTGGCTGCGGGAGCAACTGCTGGAGCTGTTGCAGGTGCTACGATTGCGGGGATTCAACAGTTTTCAAAAACATTTTCTGTCAAAGAACCTGAAAGAATTTCTGATGCTATAATGCTACCTGTCGAATCAATTCCGACAGTCAAGTATGGCATGAAATATAAAACAGTTGATTTAGGCCTTCTTGGTGGTATATTGGGCGGATCATCTGCAATTGAATCATCTCTTCTAGGAAGATCAGCTGAAGCCGCAGTCGGTGCAGTAGCCTCTATTGGCAATTTATCAAAGGTGTTTGGGGGGGCAGGAACTGCAGTTGAAGCGGGAAAACTTGCAGCAAAGGTGGCTACTAATCCATTTAGAGAAGTGATGTTTGAATCGGTAGATTATCGTACATTTAAATTTAATTATACGTTTTTGCCCAAAAGTTTAAAAGAAGTATACAATGTGCAACGAATTATAGAACTATTTAAGTTTCATATGCATCCGGAATTATCAGAAAGCGGATTGTTTTATGTCTATCCATCTGAATTTGAAATGCAGTATTACTTTCGCGGCGAGCAGAACACATTTTTGCATAAGATAAGCACTTGCGTTTTGACTGATATGCAAGTCGACTATGGTAAAGCGTTTTTCTCTTCTTTTGATGATGGTGCTCCAACAGAAATAGTAATGTCCTTAAGTTTCCAAGAAGTTGAATTGTTGACCAAAGAACGTATTCTCAAAGGTTATTAAGATGGCGTATTTTTCCAGATTTCCTTTATTAGGATATACAATTGATTCGGGAAGAACATTTAATGTAGTTTCCGACATTCTGCGTCGAATATCAGTCAACAATGAAACTAAAGAAAACCTTAGTTTATTTGAAGAATATGAAATTAAGGACGGTGAAACACCAGACATCTTATCTCATAAGTTTTACGGTGATACGGAGTATCATTGGGTAATATTATTAATCAACGATATCATTGATCCACGCTTCGATTGGCATTTAACACCTCCTCAATTATATGATTATACCAATTCCAAATATAGTGGAAACATAAACGGTATACAATATTATGTGATATCCAACACAGATGATACAGTTGTGGATAAAGATCAAAAAGTATTAAAAAAGGGTGTTGACATATTGGGACAAGTGTTTGATGATGGGTATGATTTACCTTTTGCAAATGCCATTCCTGTCACCAACATAGCGTATGAAGAAATTGTTAACGAAGAAAAAAGAAAAATAAAGATTCTTCGCCCTAAATACCTTGCGGCCTTCTTATCAGAGTTTGAGGCCTTGTTAAATGGATAATGTTAACGAATATAGTTATGCTGGGCAAGTAGATTTTCAATACTTAAAACTAATATCTACTGCAGGTATAGCTGTTGATTTAAATGATTACCTAATAGAGTTTAATTTATTCGAAGATATATTCACAAATTTCTTGCATGGGCAAGTTTTAATCAATGATTCAAATAATTTGATTTCAAAACTTCCCATTAGAGGAGATGAGTTTCTTGTTGTGAGCTTTGGAACTCCAACCTTAAATTCATACTTTAGAAAATATTTCTATGTTTACTCGGTTACAGATCAAAAATCAGTATCAGATAACAACACACAAACATATATTTTACATTTTTGTTCAGTTGAATCGATTATTGATGCAAATTCAACAGTTTTTGAAGCTTTCAACGGGTCGATAAATCAAGTTGTCACTAATATCTTTCAAAAATATCTACAAATATCCAAGTATGTAACGTTTACAGACAACGATATTGAAGCAAATGACCAAGATACAGCAAGACTTTTGTTTTCTGAAACCAAAAACAAAATAAAGTTTATCAGCCCCGGATGGTCACCTGCAAAATGTCTGAACTGGTTGTGTAGCAAATCATTACCTCGAGAGGGAACAGCGTGTGATTTTCTGTTTTGGGAAAGCATTTATGGGTTTTTCTTTGCAAGTATCGAGGATTTGTTCATTGAATCACAAAGAACGAATAAGATATCAGGTGAATACTTCTATGTTCCTCCGGGAAATTTTAAATCATCTGATGTAAACGTAAAGATGTTTCTGGCACAAAATTTTGAAGTCGTAAATTTTGCAGATAATCTAAAAAATTATACAGATGGCTTTTACGCTAATCGAATTGTCACTTATGATCCCATAAAAAAACGTGTCATTTCGAAAGATTTTGATTATCCCAATGAATATAACAATTTTCAACATTTGGAAGGCAACTTAAGCGTACCAAACTTTTCAACAAATGTATTTCGTAACGCTTCATCATATATCAAGTTGTATCCTGCCAACTCATTATTATATTCAAACGTTCGTGAAAATTTTCCCGAAAAGGTTGTTGATATATTTGGCAACAGAAATACTAAATTAAATGAGTTAAATAATTTTAAAATTAACATTACTGTGCATGGTAGAACAGATTTATACGCCGGAAGTATAATAAGATTTAATTATCCAGATACTACAGCGCATGGATCAAGTGCTGAGGCGGGTACAGACACGTTATATACTGGAAATTATTTGATTACAGCTATTCGACATAAGATTAACTTTCGAAACCATGTCATGGTTATGGAACTGGTAAAAGATTCGCTTGCGAGAAACAAATGATATTAAAACAAACATTTAATTGGTGGGTTGGTGTAATAGAAGATAGAAATGATCCGGAAAAGTTGGGTCGCGTGCGCGTGCGTATCTTCGGATATCACACCGATGATAGAAGTTTATTGCCGACTGATGATTTGCCTTGGGCAATTATTATGCAACCTACAACCTCATCAGCGATATCGGGAATAGGCTCTGCACCCGTCGGTTTGGTGACCGGTACATGGTGTGTGGGATTTTTCCTTGATGGCGACGATATGCAACAACCCATGGTCATGGGAACTTTGGGGGGAATGCCAGATCCATTACCAAGAAGCGTTTCTACAAACGAAGAACAAACAACTAATCCCCCCAACGTTGTACGAAGCACATCCGGATTACCTGTTCTTGATAGCCAAGGTAATCCGATATTATCTGAGCCTCCAACTGACGTTGAAGGATTATCTGCATTAGCACCTCTAACGGAAGAACAAGTTTTAGCTCTGATGAGAGAGATAGGAAGAAAAGAATCTAGTTCTATTCCCGGCGGAATTCAAAATTACAACGCTCAAAATAGATTGGGTTATATTGGAAAGTATCAATTCGGAGCCCCAGCTCTTGCTACTCTCGGTTATGTACGAATCGGAAATAATCAAAAACTTTCTAACGATGTATTAAATGATTCTAATGTATGGGTAGCTAAAAATGGCTTAAAATCAAAACAAGATTTCTTCGCATCTGGACGTGTTCAAGAAACTATCATGGCGGAGAATTTAAAGTTTAATTATAATATTTTAAAAAGAAAAGGTGTTATTAGTTCTAATGACGATCCTGCTCGAGTGGCGGGGCTATTAAGTGTTTCTCATTTATTAGGTTCCGGAGGAGCTATCTCTTTTGCTGCAGGGAAGGATAATAAAGATGCAAATGGAGTTTCTGGAAAGACTTATTATGATCTAGGTTGTTTAGCTGTTTCAGGTCAAGTTGTTGTTCAAAATGCACCTCGTTCACAAGTTCCCTCATATTCAGATCCAACACAACCGTTGAATAATATGAGCGAATTGCAACCTCGCCCCTTTTCAGATCCCAATAATGAATATCCAAAACCCGAGTACGCCAATTATCCAGATACAAATAAACTAGCCACCGGAGTAAGTGAAAATACGATTATTGAGAAAAGAAGAAATAGTCGTTTAGAAGATGTGCCAGTTGTTACAGGGGAACCTTGGGATGAACCTTTCCCGGCGTTTTGTTCAAAATATCCATATAATCAAACATTTGAAACTGAATCGGGTCATATTGTTGAATTCGATAATACACCGGGGCAAGAAAGAGTTCATGTATATCATAAGGCAGGAACATTTATCGAGATTGATGTAAATGGATCAATGGTCAGAAAAGTTGTCGGAGATAATTATGAAATGGTTGAGCACAACAATTATCTCTACACTCGAGGTGCATATAAGTTAACTGTTGAAGGCGCCACACAAATACTTGTTAAGAATAAAGCAGATATACAGATTTATGGTGAAACTAACGCCACTATTAATAATAAGTTGAATTTAAATGTCGCGGACGATATTAATGTTATTGCGGGAGGGGCTTTAAACATCAAAGCAAAGTCCTTTAATATTGATACAGAAGAACAATTCAATGCTTATACAGGCGGAGGAATAGGATTAACAGCGGGTGGTGATTTTAATGTTGTAGCCACAAACACCAATGTCGATGGAGGATTAATTAATCTAAATTCTGGAACAGCAACATCCATCGAATCGAATGGATTAGGTAGTGCACCAGACAATTTATCTTTTGAAGAAACAGATGTAAATCCTTTACAAAGACCTGAATGTAATCAAGATGCATTTGACTTGGATGCAGGTGAACCCGGAGCAGAAGAAATTCATCAAAGACAAGTTCAAGATGGTGATGTAATTGAAAAAGAAGCAAAAGAAGGTGAAAGCGCAGCGCCCTTACAAAATCAAGTTCCTATAGCAGATTGTGATTGTAATGAGTTTGAAGGAATAAATTTCTTCTCGGATGTTATACAATTATCCAAATACTTCAATTTAGGTCAATTATCATCAAGAGCAGTTGTTATTAAAGAGCGTGTTGTTGCTCAAAGAGGATTAACAACGGGACAAATAGTTTGTAATTTAAAAAACCTTGCGGTTAATTGCCTTGATAAGATAAAAGAAAAATATCCAGATATGATTGTCACCAATGCATTTAGATTAGATAGGCCTGATAGAACTAATATTTCAGATCATGGTATGGGTATGGCAGCTGATCTTCAGTTTCCCTCAATACAACCATCACAATATTTTGAAATAATTAATTGGATTGCAGCGAATGTTCAATACAAACAACTACTTCTTGAATATGGTGGCGGTGCAAGAAATCCATGGATTCACATTGCATTTGACAAGGCAGGAAATAAACATCCTGTACCTATTGGAACATTCAAAGATCATAAGTTTTACGCTCGAAATAAATTCGTGAATTTGGCATAATGTCTGTAACTGTTTCTGTCACTATTATTGACTTGCAAGGGTTCCCCTCGCCGGCGATAAACCCGCCAGAGGACCCACCGTTACTATTAGAAGATTTATATGAAGGATCGACAGTTTCATTTAATGTTAGATTTCAAGCATATGAAATTATCGGAGAAACTGCCTCCGAGGTCGATACTTTAATAAACTTGTATTCGTATGATACTGATGTTTCAGGGTTTATAGCAAAAAAATCAAGCAATACAATTGTAAATATTTCTGGAACACCAACTAAAGTTTTTACAGATGCATTTTATGAAGTTTTAAATCGACAAAAATCATTACAAGTTGTAAGTGCAGATAATGTGGGGGATTTTCTTTCATTAATAAAATGGTCAACACCTTCAACCAAAATAAAAGATTTTTATCATAATTTAACAGTGAATGTTATTACTGATAAAGGAAATATAGATTATGCAAACTCTTTTCCTCAATCAGTTTATTGGCGCGCTGATGTAGCTTCAGCAGCTTTTCTAGAATTAGTTTCAAGGAGCGAAATATAATGCCTGCAGTAGCAAGAGCAAATGGTAGTGATTCTGTGTTTTCTATCGACGGAGTAGGAAAGGGTTGTAGATTTCCTACAGATACAACTACGGGCACTAATACACAAACCAACGTATTAGTAGAAGGTATTTATGTTGTGATTCAAGGGGATGTTGTTGGAATTCATAATAAATCCGGATGCACTCCTGATGAATCAGAACTAACCACATGCTCAAGCAAAGTATTTGTAAACGGTAAAGGTATTGCAAGAATTGGCGATAGTTATACAACACAATCAATAAACTATATTAAATCGGGTTCTGCAAAAGTTTTTGCTGGGTAAATAATAAAAACCTAAATAAATATTCACATGGTTAAAAAAGTTCGCACCTACTCAGACATTAATTTTAATTTCACATCTCACCCTGCAACTTTAGATATCGTCAAGAACGAAGATGAAGAAGCAGTAAAGGGTGCGATACGTAATCTTATTCAGACAAAAAACTACGACAGGCCTTTTCATCCTGAGATTGGTTGTGCAATCAATAATCTGTTGTTTGATAACTTTACTCCCCTTACCATTCAAATTGCTAAAAAGGCAGTTGCCGATATTCTGCGAGCATATGAACCTAGAGCAGAGATTATAGATATTCTTGTGGGGGCTACACAAGATCAAAACGAATTAACTGTAACTGTAATTTTTAAACTATTAAACACTGAAAATCCAGTAAAAGTTACAACGATTTTAAATAGGAACAGATAATGGCGACGAATTTTAGAGTTACAGAGCTTGATTTTGATGAAATCAAGAAAAACATTAAAGACTATTTAAAGTCGAAGCCGGAATTTACAGATTATGATTTTGAGGGATCGGGTCTATCGGTTCTAATAGATACCCTTGCATATAATACTCACTATAACGCCTTTTACTTAAATATGGCGGTGAATGAAGTTTTCATTGATAGTGCAGTCAAACGTGAATCAGTTGTTTCTTTAGCAAAATTATTAAACTATACTCCCCGAAGCGCACGATCAGCAGAGGCGCGAATTAATGTAACTATTAATAATGTTTTAGGCTCTCCTCCTTCATTGATTATTGATAGGTTTACGGGATTTACGACAACAATTGATTCGAAACCTTATACATTTTATAATGTTGATCCGGTGGCAATTATTCCTTCAGCGGGTGTATATTCTTATGAAAATCTCACCATTTATGAAGGTATTTACGTAATTAATAAGTTTTCAGTT